AACTCCATTTGCATCAATTCTTTTTTAGCAGCAATCTCTTGAACCATTTTCTGAGAGTCAAGTTCAGCTTCTAATTGTAACAGTTCAGCTTTTTGTTGTGTCATAGCCTGGTTCTTTTGAACTTCTGCTTGAGCAGCTACCTGTTGAGCTTGAGCATTTGCGTTAGCTTGAGCCTCTATATTACGCTGAGTCATTTCTTGATCTCTCTCTTGCTTAGCTCGTCTTCTTATTTTTAATAACTGATTTGCTAGTCTAGTGCTTTTAATTTCTCTTAGGTCAATAGCATCTTCTAAATCAATAAGCCCCGCTCCTAAAGCTACTTGTATATTATTTTCTAATACAGTTCTTTCTGCTTCGTCAGGTTGTAATTCAATAAATATAGCGAAATCATGTAAATATAGATCTGCCATCTCTTCTAACACCGCTACATTCTGATTACCTATTTTATGAATGAAAGCTTCTTTTGTGGGGGAATATTCTAATATGTCAGATATTCTAAGCGATAAGTTTTCAGCTAAATCCGAAGTCAAGAACAAACCAGCATCTAATATATGTCTTGTAGCAACATTTGAATTTGCAGCTGCTAACTTCTGAACACCTACCAATGCTTTTGCATCAGGTGTGCTTCCGTCTCTAGCTTCGTTTAACCCTGTTACATCTCTAATCATTTGGATGTAATAGTTGTATGTGTTTATTAGCGCACCTAATTTATTACCACCACTTCCGCTTGTTATTTCTTGAATAGGAACTTTACCAGGATTCATATCACCGTCTTGGGTAAATGATCTACCAATTACAGAACCTGTTTGAAAAAACATATTTAATGCTTCTTGTGGATTGTAATTTGTACCATTACCTAAATCTACTTCAGCTAAACCATCAGCATCTAAATAAACCCCATCTGGTACCATTCTAGATAATACTTGTTGTAACTTAAGATGTGTTAGTTGGATCATATCACCAAAACCAGTGATTCTACTTACAATTGATTCTATTCTTCCTTTATACATTCTAGGAGCAACAATACTATAATTTAATTTAACTTTAGTAAGATCACTCTTAGGTCTAATCATATTAGAAGCTAATTCCCACTTAAGCATTTGTCCACCTAAAACTTTTACACCTTCATACAATACCTGTAAGGATCTTGATAATTTTTCAATACCGTACTCATCATATAATTCTTGAGGAGGATTAAATTCATCATCTTTTGGAATTAACTTTGATGCACCTGTTGCTGTATCTTTTACTTTATAAACTTCGTTAGTGTAGGTAACATAGTTAAAATACAATAATTGTACCGTATTAGAATCTTGCTCATCTGTATTTCTGGATGTTTGATTATAAAAACCATTACCACTATAGGATTGGCTAGATATTTGTTTTAATTCTTCGTCTGTTAAATTAGGAAATTCTTTTTTAACTTCATTAATATGCACGCTCTTTACTTCTCCTACATAATATAAGTCGTCAAAATAAGGTGATTCAGTATAAGACCAAACTAAATTAACAGGATCTACATACTCTACCTTAACACCTTCTGATTTTGAAAAATTGTTTTTAACAGCTCCAATACCTATAACTGTTAAATCGTAATTACATCTTCTCCTTGTTAGATCATACTTGCTACCATCTAATAAAACGTTTATAGCTTGCTCTTCAGCTAATTCAACTTGTTGCTTATAACTAAGTTGCATGTGTAAATCTAACTCTTCTTTATTCTTAGGTAAAGTTGTTGGATCATTCTCAAATAAATCTACGCCAAATTCAGCTTTAACCATTTCAGTTAATTCCTTCGTCTCCATGTCTCTAATAATAGATTCCATGTATCTAGTACGTTTGTCAACACCAAATGGATCTTGAGAATATGCTTTAACATCAAAAAGCCTTTCAGATAAACCGTTAACTACTATATCCACAAACTTTGATATAATAGGTACAGGCTTCCAGTCTAAGTTTAAATAAGATAAATCACCGTTTATAGATAATTCATCTTTGTATTTTTGAACACCTTGTTCACCTCTAGCATATAATCTTAAATTATGAAACGTGTCTTGATTACTTTTAAATCTAGTGAAACCAGAATCGTTTGTAAACCACTCGCTCTCTATAGCTCTACCAACTTTGGTCCCGTAATCCATTGACGCTTTCTCGCGATCAGTAGCCACTTGACTTGGAAAATAACTTGTTATAACTGACTCAGCCATATTTTTATTTTTCTATTAGTTTTGATAAACCACCGGAATTGGTGTATTTAGCTATTTTTAAATTTATTTTATTTTTTTCTACTTGAGGCTTTGGATGATACAAATGTCTGTTGCATGCCATTATCGCTAAT